ATTTAAAAACTCATTCAGCTTGAGAACGTTCTGCCTAAAAAGGCCCTCTGCATGCACTCGTGACACATCCGACCGCCTATGTGTATAGATGTCGTAACGTCTTACATCACTTGTCCATTCTCGTTTTATTATAAATATTTTTTACGATGAAAATATGCATTATATTCTTCATTAAGAAATTTTAAATGAAGAATTGCTCAAATCGGTAATATATAGAGGCTCTGGAGATACCATGCAATGATATCGACTTTCAGACATATTATGCTCTTCATAATACTCTATATAATCTTTACCTTCTTCTATAAGATCGTGATAGATTCGAGCATTTGTATAATCGAAAATGTAGATATGCCACATTTTCTTAGTAGTATTATTGTTCTTTTTCATGATTATTTTTATTTGTAAGGGTTTGAAGAATCGAACTTCACAATAGTAGTTTTAATAAGCAATTGTTAATATATTACTATTGATTGCATTTTTTAATGCCCTTTAACCCTTAATTAATGTTATTGCATCATTTTGTCAACAAATAACATCTTTGCCAGAATTGACCTGAATAGATTTGTATTCAAGATTAAATCTTCTGTTGTACAAGAATATTTAAGCCCGTTATACAATTCTACTATTTCCCATGTATCAGATACTTCGAAATATCGAACTCTTTTAAGTAGTCCAAACATCCCATACTTCTCTCTAACCACAATAGGCAATTCTGCTGTGAATTTCTTCAACTCTTGTAATGATTTAATTGTTTGCATAATATATGTTGTTTAATGTTATACGCAACATTTATGCTTAAGTAGGATTATATAATCCTAAACTCGTTTTTAAGTTTTGGCTTTAACTGCCATTTTTCTTCTTTCTGTAAATATTCTAACTTAGAATCGTCATTACAGAAATTCATCCAAGATGACCATACTATGCCATCTTTTGTAAATCGTTGATACCGTTTTTGTACCATAATAGATAATTTTATAAAATTGGGTGCAGCTTATGCTGATGACATTATTTTCGATGAACAATATTCGCTATGGCATGTCACAACATGTATCACTACATATTCACCCAATTATAGTATAGATCGGAATTTAAATACGGGTCTCTCGATTTCTCCGCACCGCGAGGTATGTTTCCCGGACTGATTTAAAATCCGATCTTTTTGTTAGGGACTGACTGGATTTACCAGTCAGTTCTCCACCACTGACCTTTTAAGTTTGTTTCTCACACAAAATCCATTATTGAGCAGTGGGCCATTTCAACCCACACGTGTCTCATTATTTCGTTTACACAGCTTGTTAGTTGAAGCCTACGTTTCTCTTTCGTCATACTCTAGGATACTTCTTATTGGTTGTCAGCACCATAATTCCTGATCCTTGTATTGATATATTAATACATCAATCGTTCCCGTTATTAAAACGGCAGGCCATCAGTGCCTGTGACTGTTAATCGTTACTGAAATTCTGTCAGAACGGCAGGTCGTCAGCACCTGTTGTCTCAGTTACCGGAGTACTGAAATCAGACATAGTCTGATCAGCAAGCGGGTCGACAGGCTTTTCTACATCAGCCTGTATAGGACGCTCAAGAAGATCGTTCTTCCAAAGCTTAATCTGAGACTGTTCTACACCCATAGGCTCAACGAAAATACCAAGAGAACTTACTTTCGTATAACCCTTCTTGTCATAAATCACCTTAAGGCGTATTGGATTATTATCGCCGTCTGTAAGACACTGCTTAGCCCAATTAATCATTTCGACAAATGAAGAACCTTCAAAGTCATTATGACTGCCTTTAACTGCATCTATAACCTGTAGAATACGACCAAACTGCTGATCATCACGTTTCTGCAAATCTGCATCAGTTTTGACCCACATATTCTTCTCGTTCTTCCACTCTGTCATAGTTGCTGTCTGACCATCGGCATTCTCAAAAACAATTTCCAAGAAGTCACGACCATTCTGTGTTTTATTTACATTAACCTCTTTCAAGGTTACATTTTCGTTAATGCCTACGGGCATATAGGAGCTGTTAAACTCCTCATTATTTGTTGTTGCTGTTTTTGTACTATACATAATTTTCTCCTTCTGACTTATAGTTCTTAAGAATTCTTCGTTTATTTCCTGTAATACCTTTTCTGATACAAACGTACCCGGTATCCAGTATAATTCGATCATTCTTATTCAGGTTTATAAACTTTATCCCAATAGGTTGTTATACTACCGTCCTCATTTCCAGTCGCAATAACGATATCTTTGCCAGCAATGTGTCTAGCACGCGCTTCCATAATGGTACCGTCACCACCTGACTTAAAAGAGATGTGGGTTTCGTTATCCTTTCGGTAGACATATCCAACTGCATCAGCCATTCCACATATGATTTTTCCCAGTTTTCCAACGAGATCAATCTCTTTTGCGTTGACTTCTTCGCCGTCTTTGTCTGTGATACTGTCTTTGACATGGCCTATTAGAATAAATTCATCACATAGTTCTTTGAACATATCGACAACTTTCTTGACGGCATCTCGTAAGTACTTATAACCTGCACCTCTGGCAAGTGTAGTAACATCGGTTCCTTTCCAGTTCTTTCCAAGTTCCGTTTGTCTATACAAAGTGCAAGCATAAGACATACAAATGTCTTCAAGACGTGTAGCATTATCGATTGTGATGTGTTTATAAAAATTATGCCCTACTTCTGCGTTCTTAGCTCTAATGGCTTGTGCAATTTCTCCTAAATCACTGATTGTACGAGCTTGTACAGCAAGTGCATCAATGAATTTAGATCCGCCTTCGAGGTCTACAATAAGATTGTTTTCAAGCTGTGCTACTGCACTAGTCTTTCCGGCTTTAGGTAAGCCGTATAAAACAAGATATTGTGGATTTGTAGAAGTTGCAGGGACTTTAGATGTAGGTAGTATTATCATATGACTTATAGTTCTAAATTATGCAAGAATAATATTGTAAATGTTAATTATAATATTCTTCTTTGCGGTAGGCAGATTGTTCAGAAAGATTATATCTTTAAAGTCGTCATACTGATAAGTATCGCAACCAATCTGAAACTCGTCATCATAGAAAATGATGTAACTGCCATCAAAAAGCTTATATGTTTTGCCAATAATGAAGTTATACTTAGTGTAATACTTCTTATAATTGGCCAAGAAGTTTGCTGCCTTAATAAACTTGTTATTATCCTTCAGGGCAATACCATCAATAATAATATTAGGATGCTTCTTTGCGGAATCCTTCATCATACAGTGAATAAAATCATCATCTGTATTAGGAGTTATATACTTCTTCAAATAGCTATTCTTCTCGATTATATCAGAAGCAATAAGGTCATCAAGAATCTTAGAATAGTTTGTGGTAGTAGTACCGAGAAAGGAGTTATTACTAGTATTGTTATTAAAAGTATAAATAGTCTTCTTCATAATTCAGTCTTATTATTTTTTAAAATCTCATCAGACTTCTACTATATTGTTATATGCAAGATCGTTTTCGAATTCAAGAATACATGGTTTACCCGCATCTCTGTTCTTTAATATATGCAGGTAAATTTTATTTGTTACAGGTAGATGGTTTGGTCCGTACTCTTGTATATTCAATAATTCAGGTCTGTGTATAACCATTACATAGTCACTAGCCTGAAAAATAGCATCTGATGAAGATAAGTCGCTTCGCATAGGGTAATGCGACATTGGGTTATTTATTCGTTCTGAAGACTCTATATTTCGGTTCATTTGCGCAAGCTGTATAACAGATGTCAATGGTAGCTTCTTAGCTTGAATAAACACTCTTTGAAGCTCACTGATTGTCTCTATTACAGAACCAACTTGTTTTGTAAGCAGTGCATGATCGTATACGATTATAAACCGCTTATTTGTTCCTTCAACATAGGTATGATAAAAATCATATATAATACTCTTTACTTCTGAAGGAGTTCCCGGATCATCTACAAAATAGATTGGGTACTTCTTCAGCTGATTAGAAACATTGACGACTTGTCTGAAGGTATTGTCGTCTAGGTCCGTTTCCGAACTATACAAGCACGAAGTTGTTTTCCTAAGCTTATTTGAAAGCATCCTTCCTACTTGCCTAAATCCAACCATCTCTAACGAGAAAGAAAGAATAATTACATCTTCTTTTTGGTTTAGATCAATTAAATCAGATGTTAGCAAGTTCGCCATTGACGATTTGCCGCTTCCAGAAATGCCAGATATGGTCATAACGACGTTTGGTTCAACGCCTCCCATACACTGTTTGTTAAACTTTTTCCATCTCGTTTGTAAAGAGGACAAGGTATGCTCTCTTCGTCCGGCAATATAATTTATAGCTTCTTGTGCTACAACTGACATTGGCCGAATACGATTAGATAAGTTCTGTTCCATATGTTGGTGCATTATTGGTTTCTTGTTGCATTTCTATTTCAGATTCTTCCCATTGATGATCGACTAGCCACCTCCACATAGTTTTCATATATGAAAGTTTTCCTTCACGCATTTTTTTGCTTATTTCGTATTGTAGGCAGTTGTTTATATGCTCAGCCATAGTTTGACTACGACCAACATAAGTTTCGTAAAGATGTCGACATTTATGTATATTGGCTCTTAAATAGCTCTTAGACCCATCTGGTCTATTTACATAAACTGGGTACATATCATAGAATAGGTCAAAATAACCTTTTTCTGGAGTCATAAAAGCGATAAGACGCTCTGATGGCTGATATGTAATTGACTCACCTTTTGTTTTTGAGGTGATAAGTCCCTGATTAATTAAGTATGATATTTCATCGTCACTTATAAGACTGACAATTTTGTAG